CGAGCCCCGATCCGTAGGAGTAATTCACTGTCGGAGTCCAGCCACGCGCCAGAAACAAGCGGCCGATCTGGATATATCCGTCGCTGTTGCTTGTGTCGACGATCTCAACGCGCCAAAAGCGCATGTTTTTGACACTCGACAGCTTGTGAATGAACGGGGCCTGATAACCGGCACGCGCCTGCTGCGAGATCGTGCCGAGCCAGAAATTGTCATCTTCCCATTCCAACAAATCTTGGGGTATCACGCCGGATGGCCAAACTGCGACGTTTCCGCTGTCGTAGTAAAGCGTCGTAAATGAAGCCGAGTCGCTGGCAGAAATTCGAACTGTTCCTGTAACGCTGATGTTGTGCACCACCAGAGCGACCACACCGATCGATTTTGCAGAGCCAAGATCGATATCAAATTTTGTTGCCGCTGCGCCCGAGCCGTTGCTACGAGAGACCTTTTGCACTTGTCGGTTTTGTAGATTTGTCAGTGGCAGGCTTGAGAGCCAAGAGCCCCCCGACAGGGTTCCTTCATCTGTTCGGTTTTGCCATGCAAGAAAAATATTTGCCATTTCAGCCCCAAAGCGTCAGGTCGAACTGGTATCCGCGCATATTTGTGCGAACGCCAATAATGAGAAATTGTTTTCCGGCACTCATTCCGAAGCGATTAATCTGCAGCGTGACGATCTTGCCGAGGTCAAGTATTGCCGCCAGTGAGGCATCCACGCGGATCGTCACCTGATACATGTCGCGCCTAGTTTTGTAGATCAGCAGCCTGCGAGCAGCTTCTGCGATCGCATCAGATTCGGTGGTCAGCTGTGTGTCGAATTCAAGTTCAGGGCTCGTCAAATTCGCAGTTTTCACAGCTACGTCGGTACTCTCTGCTCTGCGGTATTCGTCGGACAGATAGGACTTTCGCGCGTCACTCACTGCAGCAGTCAAATCGTTTTGCACGTTGTAGATGCGCTGATAGCCGATCTTTACTTTCCAAGCGGGAACACCGACACCAGGGTCGCGACTTGCCACTCGTTCGATTTTGAGAATGTCGGTTGCAGTGATCACACCAACGGGCGTGCCAGTTGGAAGTGCAATCTGTCCAATGCGAAAAACGCCAGCGGCGTCGCATCCGTACCAGGCACCCACGCTTGAACAAAGTTCGTCCAACAGCTGCAATGGCGTGATGTCTTGATCATGCGGTGCATAAAGGCCCGTTTCGTATGGGGCCACCGCGTCGAGTGCTGCAACATCAGTCAAGGAGATGTCACTTGTGGACAAACCAGAAGCCAACAAAATCTGCTTAAAGATTTGCCCAACCGTTCGACTTGCTGTTGTGTCGCCTTGATAAGCGTCAACTGTGACCGTTCCAGTTGGCGTGGCACCTAGGCGAATAAACGCACCAGCCGTCGAATCAATCCAAAGGCGATATTGACCAGCCGATGGCGGGTTTGATTCCATGTCTGACTGCGAGCTGTATGCACTCCCAAATACCAAAGCATTGCCGCGATCGTAGACAGCAGCAATCGAACTCAAGGCACTGCCAGAGTGAACTTGATAAATGCGTTTATCGGTGTTCACTTGTGGCGGGGCCACGTTGAACACTTTGCCAAAAATCAAAGGCTTAGGCTTTCCTTTCAGATCGCCAGCCACTCCTTCAAGCCCTGTCGGCAGGCTGTTACTGCCAGCGTATCGGGTCTGCTGCAGAGGTTTTGCCAGGTCTTGCTGGCGATCGCGCACACGGATCGTCACCTTTTGCCAGGACAGCTCGGCCTGCTCCATCGTGCCCTTGATCACGGTCACCCATGACACCGCGCCATTGCTGTTTGGAAGCACCACGCCCAGCTTGATGGTTATGGATCGGCCTGCGAAGCTGTAGGCCATCAGGCCATCGAGCGCGCCGTCGTTGTTCACCAGCACCATGTCACCGTAACCAATTTGTGTGCGGCCAGTGGTTTTTCCGCCACTAAAGCAGCTTCGGCTGATGTTTGCGGGCTGCTGAATACGACCGTCGTAAAACGTGTTTGCTGGCGAGTCAGTCGAGCGGGTGGTGTAGCTCTGAGTCGCAAAGCGAAGCGTGCGCGTGCCACTGATGCCTGGGTCGTAGACATCCACGTCGGCGATGATGATCTGTGCCATTTAAGCCTTCGCTCCAATGTCGTAGATGTAAGTCGGCTGTGCCTGAACCAGCGACACCTTATCGGCTGCGCTGCTGGCTGCAGAGCTGGCGGCGGCTGCACTTGCTGCGGCAGATTGCGCTGCACTGACAGCAGCCTGTGCGACTGCGGCCATACCGTTAACTGCACCAGCCAGCACGTTGATCGCGCTGGTAGTGGAGTTTGTGCCAGCTCTCACAGATTCATTCAAATCGGAAAGTAACGTGTTACCAACCTTTGCCGTAGATGCCAGGTCTCCGGTTGATTTTGCTGTTTGCTCTGCTGGAGTCAGCATTTTGTTAAGAATTTCGACCTGCGGTGCTGCGTCGAGCAGTTGCTTCATAGTGACATCGTTCGCTTTCATGTAATCCGAAAGCTGAGCGAACTGAGGACCGAGATCGAGCAACTTTAAAAGCTGCTCTTGGCCTTGTTGGGAATTGACATCGCGCGTTTCCACCAACAGACGGAAATCCTCACGTGAAGCTAGGTTTGTGCCATCGATACCGACTGACTTAAGCGCATCGACAATGTTGCGAGCCTGCAAACCTGCTTGCTCGCCCTGGCTGTAATAGTCTTTCACGAATGCATTTGCTTTCGTGATCAGCGCGTCAATACCTCCGGCCATACCGATAAGCGACTCCCGTGCAGCGATGGAAGAATTTGCAATGGTTGTGAAAATACCGCCAAGACTATTTATCGACTCACTGAACCCTTGGATCAATGCGAGTCGCTGCAAAGTTTCGATTAACGATTCGCCAGCTTTTTTAAATGGGGCTAATGTCGCTTGGAAGCCATTGGTGAGCGCCATCTGATACTGATCGAGAACGTCCAATATCGCTTGCTTATCTTTTTCTGCATCTCCAGTCAGCTTGGCCGTGAATGAAGTGGTAACGCTGGCTAACTGCTCTGCTGGCAGACCCAATGCATCTGCATAAGCTTTGGTTGATTCCAGTATGGCTTGTGCACCGCTGTTCATGGCTGACTGCAAGTCAGAAGTAATTGCAGCGAAATCAGTACCGTTTCGATCGCTGCGAAACCATCCACCGTCTTGGTGCCAATTAGAGAATAGCTGTCCAGTAACAGCTCCACCACCAACGCTTCCTTCCACTCCTGACGCAGTTACATTTTTGTCACCTATACCAAATGCAGCATTGAATAAGCCGCCCAATGCACCGCCCAGCACCGCACCGAGCGGGCCAGCTACAGCAGCACCGATGGCCGTGCCGATTGCACTGCTGCTGGTGCCGCTTAAGCCGCCCACACTTTTGTCGCCAGCGATCAGTGAGCCCAGGCCAATGCCTGCCGCACCAGCGCCCAACCAGCCAAGTGCCCCCCCGGCTAAGGTGCCGACGCCGCCGCTGATATTTCCCGCGCCGATAGCCGTCATACCCGCGTCGTAAACGCCAGCGGTACCTGCTTCGCCAAAAATTCCAGTGAATCCGGCCTTCAGGCCACCGCCCAGAAAGCCAGTAGCGCCACCAATCATGCTGGTCAGCGATCCAGGAGTCGCCGCAGCAGCCGTGCCGCTTGCGCCCATGCCCACTGCGCCGAGAATCGCGCTCGATGCACCTTGCGCGATCGGTTGAATGATCGGGCGCAAGATCAGCGTCTTGAACATGTTGAAAAGCGTGTCACGCAAATTTGCGCCGAAGCTTTTACCAGACTCAAAACCACGCATCAGTGCATCGGTCAAGCTGGTTTCGATTGTCTTGGCTGTCTTTTCCCATGCGTCCGCAGCTTCTTTCGCTGCTTGCAGGTGCACACCTTGCTCTTTCGCCTCAATAAGCTTTCTCAGTGCTTCCAGGGTATCTTGGTGCGCGATCGTTTCACGTGTGCATAGACCCAGGTATTCCTCCTGCTGCACGATCTGCGCGAGCGTTGCAGCTTCGTCTTTCAGGCGAGCAATTTCGAGCTGTAATAGCTCTGACTTGGTTTTGCCGATGGCGTCGTTTTCTTCCAACTGTTTGCGCACCTTTTCCTCGATGGCAAGAGCGTTTTTCTGCAGCGCGTCAGTGCTCTTTAGGTACTCCTTCCAAACTTCCTCCGAAATTTTGCGTAAGTCTTCCTGGACGGCTTTCGCCTGCTCGGCAGCCGTGAGCTGCGCAAGCAGCGCTTTGGTGTTGTCGCTGGTTGCATCCTTCAGGCTGATGGTGCCTTTCTCGACCAGCTTGTTGATCTCAAGCTGCTGCTTTTGCGCCTCGGTCAGCTTGCCGCCCGATTCAGTTTCCAAATTGGTCGAGGCAATTTTTTCTTTGATCGTCGCAACCAGGTCGTTGTATGCCTTGGTCTGCTTATCCGCCGCTTCCTTGTTTCCGTTCATCACGTTGGTGAAGTCCAGCTTTGGCTTTGCATCTTCGGAGGTTTGGCCCAGCCCTTTCACTTCTTCAAGGCGTGCGCGGAATTTTTGCCCGATCGTCTGGTCGCTCCATTGATCAGCAACTTCAGCGCCGACAGTTTTTAGCGCGTTTCCGGCCGCCTCGAACTTGCCTTGCATGGCATAGAAAGCCGACAGCAAGGTACTGCCCAGGACAATGATCAGCGTGTTGAATGCCCTGACCAGAATCTGCACCGCATCGAGCAGGTATGACAGGCCAACGATGGCGCTGTTTGTCCATTTCTGGATGGTGCCGTCAGCAGTCAGTTGGCGAATTGTTTCGCGCAAGCCACCGGTGCCGTTGGTCATTTCCAGTACAGCCTGGCTCGCATCGTTCAGCGCGGGCAACATGCCCAGCGAAAGCTCTTTCTTCCACCCTTCGCCGCTGGCCTTCAGTTTTGTCAGGTTGTCGGTGAAGTTGTCTGCCATTGCCGCCTGCTCGGCGGTCACTTTGGCATGCAGCTCGCCAACCTCTGCCAAATCTTTCATGAACGGAATGAGCTTTGCGCCTTCTTTGCCGTACAAAGCCATCGCCACCGCAGACTTGCCGGACCCGTTAGCGAAATGATCCATGGCATCGGCCACAGCCTTCATCTGATCCTCAGGACTCAAAGCCTTAAAGGTGGTGAAGTCGATTCCGATAGCTTCGAGTGCCTTACCAGCTCCCTTGGTGTCCTCAGTCGCCCCCGCCATGTTCTTGGCCAACTTATTCATCGCTTGAGATATCGTCTCCAAGCTTGTGTCTGAAGTCTTTCCGATTGAGCCAAGCGCGCTCAGGGCTTCAACTGTTGCGCCAGTTTGTGCTGCCAAGTCGTGTAATTTGGCGCTGGCCTCAAGCGAGCCTTTGATCATTCCCACGAAAGCATCGAGCGAAGAAATTCCAGCAAAAGCAATGAAAGCACTCTTTGCAAGACCAACAGCCTGCTCAATCGACTTCATGCTGTCGCCGACCACTCGCTTTGCCTGATCCATGTCAGCCTGCAAGCGGGCGACGTTGGCCGCCATTTCAATCGTTAGGGTAGCAATCGTGCTCATATATTCACCGCTTTATCGTTGTTCAGAGGCGGCTTTAAGTGCCAATTGATCAAGCGCATGGATGCAGTCCAACTCCCAGGGGTTCAAAGCAATGCAATGAAGATGCTGGAATGCCAGCAAATCTGAGGCATTGATTGCGTTTGGTCCCATTCCTCCACTACGCATGTGATGAAGCTGCAAAAAAATTTCCCAAATTGCATGAAGGCATCCCGGTAGTGGTGGAACGATCAGCTCCGGTGGAATTTCCCCAGAGGATTTGGCATAGGCTTGCAAGTGATCACGCTGTGTAAGCCCGTCAGGCATACGCTTGGACAGACTGAATTGCGCTTCCGCGTGCGCGATCAGTTGCTCGCGGAGCGCTGCATAAAACGCTCTTTTTCATTCAATGCGGCATTGAGTTGATCGACAAGCCAGGAGTACTCGTCGTTTTCGTACAGTTCGCGTGCAGCTTCTGGACTAAACGGTACTTCTTTACCCTTTTCGTCTGTAAAGCCAGACCATCCCAGAGTGAATGACACCAAGTTGTCGCGAGCTTGCAGCTCCTGCTCTGCGGGATCGTCCAGCGTTACTTTTCCAGTCTTTTGCAATTGGTGTTGCAAGCGACGTTGGTTGGCCAGGAGGATTGACTTACGTTTTGGATGTGTTGGTCCTGCAATCTCAAAAAACACGCCTGTTGGCGCACTGTTTTCATCTTTGATCTCGACTTTTGCGCTCAATACGCTTTTGATGATTCGTAGGTTACTCATGTGATTTTCTCTCGCGGGTAGGTAAAAAAAAGCCCGCACCCAACCTGACCGCCCCCCCGCGAAGGAAGCGAATCAGGTCGGGTCGGTGCCAGGAAACGCTGGTTTAGGCAGCGGTGTCTTGCATCACCAAAGTGGTCTGCTCGGAACTGGTACCAGAGCCTCCGTTGGTATTCAGTAATGCAGTGAATGGGAATGTCTGAACGATGCCGCCTGTGCCGTCGTTCTTTTGCTGACCGCCGAGCTTGATGCGGGGAATAGTTAGAGTCAGAACGTCAGCGGTTGCTGTGTTGTCTGTTGTGAGGGATACCACCAAGCTTGTCTCTGTTTCGTTCACAAATAAGTCGCGAAGCGTGGCATCAGTGAAGTACGCTGTGAACTGGCCGGTTACAGAAACTGGTCCTGCAAAAAGGTTGGGAACTGTATTGGACCCAACTACTGGATCACCCGAGAAAGTAGGATCAATATTGATTTGCAATCCAGTCACGACACTTTGTGCTGTTCCGTTAACAAGCAAAATTCCATTTACCGCCGCAACGATTCCATTGGATGTCACAGCTGTGGGACTAGTGAAATAGCGCGTCGCTGAAGAAATCATGTTCTGACCCATCAAGTCAAAGCTGACTTTGGCCATACCGGTTGGTGGCAGATCAATGCCGACCTTGTCCATTTTTAAGCCCGTGTAAACCTCAGACTGGCTAATGTCATTGAACCAGTGCTCCATCGCATAGCTCACATCGGTGTGACCTGAAGTCGGTATGAATGTCTTTTTGCCTTGCACGCCAACTGTGGCCGATGCAATTGGGCCTTCAGCGGTAAGAGCTGTACCGTTTAACGTCATCACTGTGGCCACCGTTGCAGTTAGGCCGATGATCAAAAGGTTCTTGTTTAAGTTGTTTGCGTTAAAGGTGCCTGCGGTAAGCCGCACGACGTCGCCAATCTTGAATCCATCCGCAAGGTATGAGCCTGCGGCTCGGGTAAGTGTGAAATTGGGTGCGGTTCCTGCCACCGTAATGCTCAAGCTTGTGACGCTCACTCCAGCAGTGAATTCACGCTTGAGCACAGCGGCAAAAATGTCACTGTATGTTTTGGGGGACAACTCGCCTTGCAGCGAACCTTGAATACGGCGAACGCCATGGCGAAAGTCGGCAACCTGCATGTCTGGACGAATCTCAGCCGACTGATAGGTCTCTTTTGTGAGGTCAATCGTTGATTGCGCGCGGCGCATGAGTTGTGCTCCCGAAGCGGCCGGGACAGTGCCATAGGTAACCTCACGTTTGAGCGCTACATGCTTAAAAATACCGGATGCTTGTGGCATGGTCTTCTCCAAATAATAAAGCCCGCTCAAAGCGGGCTGGGTTGAAACTAATTCGATTGCAGTGTTTAGGTCTCGTCATGTAGAAGTAGAAAATCAACTCCCTGCATGTACAAGCCGGATAAGTCATCTCTTTCGTCTGCGCCTATGAGTTCGCGAGTAATTCCAATGACTTGCACACCAGCGATCAAGCCACTTTTAAAAAGTAACGCGCCACGAATGGCTTCGTGAATGGTTTTGACTTCCGTATAGGTGCGAGCAAGTACCGAAACCTGAACGCGACTGCGTAAGATCACACCGCCTGCTTGAGCATTGATCGGCAGGATCTCCACACCACTGACCAGCTCATATGAAATCGCTGGCATGGCTGTGTTTTGAGGAATAAGGCCAGGGAATATCTTTGTGCCTACCAGGGCGGCTACAGCCGCATTCCCCGTGAGCAACGAGTAGACGACCTTCTCAGCTCTCATCGCGTCACACCGTTTGATTCGTCTGGTAACTTATCCAGCTCTTTAGTGATCCTTGACGCCATGTAATCCTTAAACGCAGTAATTGCTTCACTGCCGTCATGAGCTGCCATATCAGCAGCAGGACGCATAAAGGGCTTTTTCTTTGCACCAGGGTGATGGACAACCTCGCTCATCATTCCTGCAATCACCAGGCTCTTGCGATTCTTGGGCTTGATCAGATGCTTTGCCGTACCGAACTCAACCATGTGTGCGTAGTAAGCGGTTTTATTGCCAGCTAC